CGGCTTCGATAGCTCGACAGGCAACCCAGAGGCGACGACAGGCCGTGTGCTATCTGCGACCGCTTCTGATGTATCACCCGGCGGTTCTGCTACTGCCAGCTTTGACGACAGCACCGGCGTCTTGACCTTGGGAATACCTACAGGCGCTACAGGTGCAACGGGTACTGGCATCGATGTGCTTACAACCCGTGGCGACATTGTTATACGCAACGCTTCTAACGCTACCGCACGGCTTGCTGTTGGTGGCGCAAATACAGTTTTGAAGTCTGACGGCAGTGATGTGGCTTATGGCACAATCGCCACTGCCAATATAGCCGACGATGCTGTCACCAGCGCAAAGATTGCCGACGATGCAATCACCTCTGCTTTGATTGCCGACGACGCTGTAGTCGCTGCGGCGATTGCTGATAACGCAGTCGCCACGGCAATGATCGCGGATGACGCGGTCACACTGGCAAAAATGGCGTCTGGCACGGACGGCAATCTCATTACCTACGACGCGTCGGGAAATCCAGCTCATGTTGCTACAGGATCGAGCGGCCAAGTGCTTACGTCGCAGGGCGCTGGAGCTGCGCCGGTATTCGCTGCCGCTGCGGCCGGCGGCAAACTTTTACAGATTGTTTCGGCGCAAACCGATACGGCAGTTTCTAGCAACTCTGCCACACGCGCGGACACAGGTGTAACGGTAGCAATCACTCCGTCTGCAAGCAGCTCAAAAGTGCTGATCATCAGCAACATTCACTGTTCTGCTGGCGGTGGCCGAGCGGTTGGAGACCTCATCTTAATGCGCGGGTCTTCTGATCTGATCAATTATTCGCAGCAGGCAAACGCCGACAACACAATGGGTAATTTCAGTTTTATTTTCCTAGATTCTCCAAGCACAACGTCAGCGACGACCTACAAATTTCAGCAAGCTCGTGTTGATCAATCTGGGATTTTCGTAACGAGTAGAGACGACAGTAGTGGCGACGGGATAAGTACGATCCTAGCCATAGAAATCGGAGCATAGAATGGCAACAAAAACAGACGCATTACTAAGCCTTGCTCCCGCCGCAAAATGGGTGCTGACCGGCGACACTATCAGGTGGGATAGCAAAGATATTGATCAGCCAAGCGCGGATGCAATCAACGCTGAGATTGCGCGACTTACCGCCGCCGAGCCGTGGTCTGCGCTACGCGCCGAGCGCAACCGGCTACTGGCTGCGACCGACTGGTGGGGCGTCAGTGACCGCACGATGAGCGATGCCGAGAGCGCGTACCGTCAGGCACTTCGCGATCTTCCCGCCAACACAGACGACCCGGCAAATCCAAGCTGGCCTGATCTGCCGTAATGCTCCGCGCCCTCGCCATCTCCGTCGCATTGCTTCTCGCGACGACGCCGGTGCGGGCGGTCGATCTTGTTTGCGTTTACGATGAAAAGCAAATGATTGAGGCGGCGACAAAAGCAGGAGAAAAACTGCAATGGATGGGATCATCCAACTATCAGCAGCCCTTCTGGTTTTTTGCTGGCTGGCAGACAGAGACCTACACCGTTTGGTTTCAACTACCGGATACGCGGATATGCACGGCTGGTGGTTATTTTGGGTCAATCCTACACATAGGGGCGAACCCGGCGTGAGCGGGAACGACGTCAAAAGCGGCCTCGACCTAGCTGCGGTCGCTGGTGGTGTCGGTAGCTGGCTTGCTTTACTGCCCGACGTTGCCGCGTTGCTGTCGATTATCTGGCTAGCCGTCCGCATCTGGGAGACTGAAACGGTTAAGCGGTGGACGCGGCGCGACTGATGGACGGCGCTATAGACATACGCCTGATCGTCACTTTGCTCGGGGTAGCCGCATCCATCTTTGGAGGCGCGGCTGTCGCTAAAATGAGAATAAAGGATTTGCAAGAAGCGATCTCTGAAATCCACGCAACCATGAAAGTCAACGACAAGCGCATCGATAGTCTCGAGAGCGCTGAGAACGTCATCAAGCAGCGCCTTGATATTATCGCGAGGATGAACTCGCCGGAAAATCTGCGCCGCGACCATATTGCCATGGCAACCTTGGTTCGAGACTGCGAACAGCTCCGAAAAGAAATGGACCACCAGCTTCATATCCATAACTCGAAGCATATTCCCGTGAGCAATGAGAGGGTCGCATCATGATCGGTTTAATCGGTGCGGTCTTGCCATCAGTGATGGAGGTGGCCGGTCGCTTTCTACCAGAGGACAAGGAGAAGCGCGCCGCCGCCGAGCGCGAGATCGAGGCGCAGCTTACACTTCACTTGGCAAAGATCGACCTCGCGCAGTTGGACATAAACAAAACTGAGGCGGCTCATCGTTCTGTGTTCGTTAGCGGGTGGCGTCCTATGATCGGATGGACGTGCGGCGCTGCGATGGCGCTGAATTTTATTGTCTTCCCGCTTGCCTCTTTCGTCCTCGCGCAGACGGGACATCTCGTCGAATTGCCATCGCTCGACATGGCCCAGATGATGCCGGTGTTGATGGGGCTCCTCGGGTTAGGGGGCCTCAGAACCGTAGAAAAGATTAAGCAGATAAGCCGATGACCCAAATCTACAACACCGATCAGATAGCCAGAGACTTGCGGCAAGAAGAAGGATACCGCCGCTTCGCATATGAGGACACGGTGGGCTTTGCGACTATAGCTATTGGTCGCTGTATCGCCGAGGGTCACGGATACGGGATCGATGAAGAAGAAGCCATGTGGCTTTTGGCGCGCGACATTGAGCGCGTCGCCAAGGACTGCGAGGGCGCATTTAATTTTTGGGGCGATGTCTCAAACAACATCCGCGAGACGCTGATAATGCTCGTGTTCCAGATGGGTCTCGCCGGAGTTCAGCGCTTTTCCAAAATGCTTCGAGCAATAAGCCAGCAAGATTGGCCAGAAAGCGCGGCGCAGCTACTCGATAGTCGCTTTGCCACTCAGACCCCAGCTCGAGCAAAGCGAATGGCCAAGCGGTTAGCGCGCGGTTGAAATACCCGGCGCACACGCTTGGGGATCTATGTGAGGCGATAGCGCTAAAGGAACTGACCGCGCGTGGCTATTGGGTTTTCACCACTACACAGGCGCATAGCCCGATTGATTTGATCGCGGTCGCGCCGGGCGGCGAGGTGCTTTTCGTAGATTGCAAATATGATCGCAAGCGCAAGAACCCTGATCGCAAAACGCCGTCGCGAATATATCGCAAGCGCACCGATCAGCAGAAACTACTCGGCGTCAGGATTTGCTATGTTGATCCCGACGCCGAGGAAATCGTTATTCCCGGATCGTGATGCTTCGGCCAGCGCTAGGTATGAAATCGATTGCTCCGCGCGCACGCAAGTGATTTACAATTCTATGAACATTTGTGTGGTGCATATTCATTTCAGCAGCCATCTCACGGTAGCTAGGGCTATACCCGTTCTCAGAAATAAACTTCCGAATTACTTCAAGCAGTTCGGCTTGTCGCTTTGTTAGCCCGACCCGCGTCATAACTTTAGCTCCCTTACGCGCAAAGATTGAGCTCGAGCGGCGGGCTTTGCCTCGACGCTGTAGGCTTTCCGGGCCGCGCTCATTGGCCACTTGACTTCAGCGAATACGTCGCCCTCATCATCCTTGGCTAGCCCGCCCGGGTGCATGCCGATGTAGTCCATCAGCCGCGCCGAGATTTTGTTGGCTAATTCCCGCGACGCCTTTTCGGCTGCCTTTGCGGCGATCAAGTCCATGACGAGCTGCGAGTGCTCGCCGTCGAAATTGACAGGCGGGAGATCGTTTTCTGGCTTGGAATAAGCAGACGCCGCATCATTTGGTGTTAATGCGGGATACCACTCTGACATATTCTGCGTTTGGTACAGCTCCATGCGCGCATCAAAGTCGATCACATCCTCTCGGATCTTTGACTGCACTGCGGCGTCCGCCCCAGTTAAATAGATCCGCAGCTCCGTGCCTTGATACAAGGTGAAAATTGCAGCCCATTGGTAGCCGCTGCACATCATAAGCCCTTGCACTTGCAACGGACCACGGAACGCTGGCGGCGTGTTGACGGGGTTTGCCCGCGTCAACTTCGCTTCCGCTACCCCCGGCCCTTCGAGTGTCACGCTAGAGCCGTTCAGCACATAGATGCCGGCTGCCGGGTCATGCTCGACAACGCGCTCGTCGCCCTCGAGGATCCCGTCCATCGAACCTTGGAGCTCGATCTCGGCGTGGTCGAACCGCTCAAAAACTTTTGTGTTAATTTTGAGGCCAAGGCGTTTGGCGCCTTCGACAAGGATTGTGTCCTCGAGCTGGTTGCCCCAATCAGCAGCCTCGCCGGCTGGCTCGCGGTTTTCGCGCGGGTCGCGTCCCGCTTTGCTTGCGTCCCATGCGCGAATGGATTTTCTCAGCTCATCATTTGGCGACGACCAAGGGCTCATGCCAAAGAGCGCCGGCAACCTCGAGCACGACATTACGTAATCGTCAGAGAGCTTTCCAATAACCTCGGTCATGCGTCGCCTACTATCACGAGAGCGAAAAACATGACTGTCATTAGCGCCGCAAAAAAAAGTGCCTCACCCAGTATGCGGCCGGTGCGTCGAACCTTTGGCGGGATTGGCGTTGCGTGGAAGATATGGACTGCTAAACATTTGTGAAATAACGACATTTGATCTCCTACTGTTTTTCGGAGAACATCTGCTTCACCACTTTTTTTGCGCTAACACGTTGATTTTGTTAATTTGGCGAGGCCCGGCCCGGGCCTCCAACGCTTACGCAGAACTTGATAAAACAGTTGTTCTCAATAGGTTAAATTTTTAACGGTCACCACTGCGGGTCAGTGTTCACCACTTTGTTCTCTTTTTGTGTAGGTTTCAATACCGACAAGCTCGGCAGCTCGAGCCGCTAACCGGGGCCGATCCACGTCGCGCGTATAAATTTCCGCCTGTTTCGTGGTGGTCCAGCCGTACATTGCCATAAGCTCGTAGGTCGACGCCCCGGCGTTTGCTGCGAACGTCGCGCCGGCTTTGCGAACGCCGTGCGGACTAAGACCTTTGTCGAGGCCAGCCGCGCGCGTGTCTTTGACAAAGCGTTGCGAAAGAGATTTGACGCTGTATGGTTTTCTGCGCGCCGTAATAATGTAGACAAGGTCGCCAGTGGGCGTCGCGTCGATTGCCGCGCGCAAGGGTGGCAGTATAGGAACGCTGGTAGTCTTACCGAGGCGCTCTTTATCCTTTGTCTCCGTCCAAGTGAGTACGTTGGCGCGCTCATGGACAGGTCCGAGTATCGCTGCGTCGCTGACCCGGGCGCCGGTATATAGGAAGACGCACATTCGCAGGTGCTCTTTTGTGCCGAGGGGGTAGCACTCGAAATATCGAGCGATCTCGCGCTCGGTCCAAGTGCGATGGCCGCCGGTGCGGCCTTTGATGTTTTTGTTTGCCACCGCAACCGCTGCGTCGCGCGCGACGTTTTCTTTGATATGTCCGCGACTGACGCCAAAGTCGAGCAGATGGCGCAACGCCTTGAGCCGAGTATGTGCAGCTTCGGGCGCGTCGGCGTTTGCTTTTTCGTCGAGCAGAGCAATGCAATCGAAAGGTGTGAATGATGAAACATGCTTGCGAGATAGAGCTGGCAGAAATTGCTCGAGCACGTTGCGGCGGGCGCGCTGAGTTGATTGCGCGAGACTAGCGAAGCCGTGCCACTGGTAGTATTGGCTGGCAAGCCATCGCCATGTGCCGTGCGCGTCGGTAGCAAGTGGATTGCTGGCAGCAATACAGGCCGCGTATTCGGCGTAGAACTCTGCGCTGCCCAGCTCGGCATAAATCCGCACTCGAGGCGCATCGCCTCGCCGGAAGTATGTGTAGCCTCGTTCGACTTTGATATAGGGCAGTTTGTCCATGTCATGCACCAAGAATAAAGAACCGCAGCGGTTGCAAAAAGAGAAACGTATTTCTTTTTTCGAGAAACGCGTTTCCCTGTTTTAGTTATTTTTTTTCTATGTTGACGTTCTTAC